TTTGACTGAAAACATCATAAGAGAATTCTTAATGGATCTTTCTTATAATGTAATAGACATGGGACAAAGGAAGTTTGTTGCATTATGTGGTGAAGGTTTCATGGATGCTTTTGATAGAGCAATGAAAGAATCATTGGGTGCTAGAAACTTTGTAGTTCAGGATACTAAATTCTTAACTGGTTCTGGTCAGGAACTTACTTTAGGTGGTCAGTTCTTAACCTATAAAGGTTTGAATGGTACTGAAGTAACTCTGATGCATATGCCTTTATATGATGATCCTATTCATAATAGAAAAAGACATCCTGTTACTGGTAGACCTTTAGAGTCTTATAGGGCTACTTTTATTGACTTTGGTATGTATGATGGTACATCTAATATCATGAAAGTTGCTAAGAAAGATAGAGAGAATGTTATGTGGACTACTGCTGGTTCTGTTGATCCTTCAGGTCACTCTAACTCTAAGTCTAATATTAGATCTAATACTACTGATGGTTATGCTGTACATATGCTTGCTGAAACAGGTATTATGATTCAGAATCCAATGAGTTGTGGAGAGCTAATTTGTACTGCTTCTTAACTAAACTTTAATATAAATTAAGGGGGCTTAAAAACCCCCTTCTAAAAACATTTTATGAGTAATATAGTAAAAATTAGGCCAATTAAGAAAGTAACTTGGTCAGGTTTTGTAAGATATAAAAATACCAAAGATTATATAGTACCTCATTTTGATAGTGGTGGAACTATAGTAACAGGACTAAATAAGGAAGATGAAAAAAGATTAAGTGAATTGCTTAAAAGAGATTTATCTCCTAGTTCAATATTCTGGAGAGACTATGCAATAGTTATGACAGAAAAAGAAAAAGAATTAAATATAGATAATCCAGAACATGAATTAGCATATAAACTTATGTTAGCACATATGAGAGTAGCTAATTCAGAAACAGAAAGACATCTATGGCCAGCAGCAGATTATGTTATATATAATGAAGAAACTGATGCTAAGGTTAAAAATGAAAAATTCTCAGCTAAGAGAAAAGCAGTTACACTCTTTAATGAGTTAACTCCTATAGAGATGAGAAATATACTTAAGTTATATCCAGGTTTTGTTAATACAGAATCTGTATCAATGGAAATAGTAGAAGCAAAACTATTTGAATTTGTAGAAGCTAATCCAGATGAATTTGTAGCTAAAGTAAAAGATAAAAAGCTTGAAATGAAAATATTCTTAAAAGATCTGGTATCTAGTAGAATATTAAGAAAGAATAAAACTTCATTTTATTATGGAGATGATTTCTTAGGTCATGATGAAGAATCAACTATATCTTATTTAGATGACTTAAAGAATCAGGATTTAAAGATTGATTTAAAGCAGCAATTGCAAAAAGCTAAAGGTTAATGACAATACAGGAATTTCATATAGCATTTAATCTAGAAATTGATAAAACTGCTGATTTTGAATTACCTTATATGAGTCCAGAGCAAATTGACTATTGGTTAAATAAAGCTCAAAATAGATTTGTTAGTTCAAGAGCCTTTGGTACTAATCCTTTAGGTAAAGCTTTTGAAGAGAATGAAAAAAGAATAGATGATCTTAGGACAATAGTAGAAAGACCATCAGCTATAGCAGCAGTTCTTTTAGAAGATAATGTTTATATAGTATCTTTACCAGATGACTATCAGTATTTAATGAGACATCAGTGTACTGTTATTTCAGATAAATATGGTAGTAAATTACTTAAAGGTATACAAACTAAACAAGATCAAATAGATATTTATATAGAAGATCCTTTTTGGGGTCCTTCTCCAGAAGAGCCTTTATATTATCTATTAGGAAATAATATAGTTTATGAAACATTAGGGTTATTCACTATTCAAGATGCTAGAATAACTTATATAAGAATACCAGTTAAATTACAATATGGTAGTCAGTATATAGATCCTACAGATGATATAACTTGTGAATTACCAGTTCATACTCATCAAGAGATAGTAGATATAGCAGTTTCTATGGTATTAGAGAATATAGAATCTCAGAGATATCAAACAAATCTAAATGAATTAACAAAAACAGAATAAATAAAAATAAAATTAAAAAATAATGGTAACAAATCGTGTTTACAAAGTATTAGTAACTACTGGAACTGCCGCTACTACTGTAGCTGGTGTAACTGCAGGTAAGTTTGCTGTATTAAAGAAAGATGGTTCTCCTTTTACTGCTGGTGATACAATTACTCAAGGTGATGCTTTCCAAGTAGTAGTAGGTGCACCTGATGGTACTAGAGTATTTTCAGATCTTCTGTCACTTAAAAATGTAAAGAAATATGAAAAAACAGCATTTAGAGCAAGGGTAGAACAAGTTATTGATGTAACTGTAGGTACTCCTGTTGCTGGTCAAGAATATATCCTTACAATAATTGATTTATCTGATAAAGAAATTTTACAAAGGAGACAAAATAAAAGAAGTTATAGTTCTATTGCAACAGCTTCTTCAACAGCTACTACAGTAGCAGCTGATTTTGCAGCTCAAATTAATGCAGATCCTGCAATTAATGTTACAGCTAGTTCAAGTGCTGCAGATCTTACTCTTACTGCAGATGCTATAGAAACTACTGCAAATATTGTAGGTGAATATCAACCTCAAGTTTTCTTTGATGCTGAACTTGCAGTTGCTGATCCTCAAAATTATCTTACTAAATTTGGTTCTGTAGCTTACACTACAACAGTAGATTTTGGTTCTGGTAACTTTGATCAGATTAGAACTCTTGAACAAAGAGGTCAAGGTTATGTTGGTGTAACTAATAGAACTAAATTCCCAGTTGAAGCTGGTCAATATTTATCAGTAGCTGGTACTAATTATGATGTTTATATAATTGAAGCAGATAGAGTATATAGTTCTAACTCTTATACTTTTGGTGATGTTAAATCTCCAGTAAGTTTAATAATTGCTTGTACTGCAGGTGCAGGTACGGCTTTAGAAGCTCTATTAACTCCTCTTATTGCTTCTGCTCCAAATGAAGCTCTATCAGTAGTAGGTTAATTTTAATTATCTAAAATATTAATAATAAATGAAATTAGTAACAGTAAATGAGAAATCCTTCTTAGATACAAGTGTTAATGCTAATCCTAGTAATATAGTACTTCCAGTAGGAGGTACTATATATGCAGATAGTATTCAACCAGCTACATCAGGAGGTAATATCACTATTGGTAACAGAGTAGCAGGAGTAGTTAAAACTGCTACAGCTACATCAGATGGTTTAACTACAGGTATTCTAACCTCTAGTGAACAATTTGTAACTGTTACTTCTTCTAGTGCAAATAATATTATAACTTTACCTGTAGCAGCTAATCTACCTATAGGTACAGTAATTCAAGGAGTAGTAGTAGCAAATGGATTTAAATTACAAGTTGCAGTAGCTGATGCTACTACAGTAAAACTTAATAATGTAACTACAAATGTTAAAGCAGCTATTCCAGCAAATGTTTATTTTAAAGTACAGTTAACTTCAGCTACAACTTGGTTACTTACTACTATTACAAACTTAGGTGCTTATGGAACAGCTATAGTACCTGCATAAAAATAAATTTGTATATATGGAAAAAAAAGAGTAACTTTGTATTTAGTTACTCTTTTTTTGCTTAAATAGAAAATAATGGCTAATTTTAAACAAGATTTTACTATAACTCAATCAGAAGATTGTACTACTCTTACTCTTCAAGATAATTCTAATTTTGGAGATAATGATCAAAACTATACTTATAGTTCTTTTGATACTAAGAATATTACTTTATATGATGCTTCTAATAATGTATTAGCTATTCTACCTATAACAGATAGTACTCCAGTAACTACAACTATTCCTAAAGATATGTATATCACTTTTACTTATCTTTTACAATCAGGAACAGATACTCCTTTAACTAAAACTTATGTAAAAGCACTTAGTTGCTTTGTAGAAAAGAAATATGGTAAAGTAGTAGCTAATAAATATAATGGTCCTGATTGTGATTGTTCAGGAGAAGATAATACAGATAA